ACACACACTTGAATTGCTTTTGCTTTGTCTTGAAAGATGCTATAAGCACGAACAATATGAACCAGACGGCGAGTGCTGATGATTTCCTCAATACCACCATCATAGAAAGTCTTGCGGATGATGTCAGCCCAGTCTACCAGTCGCTTACAGAAGTCAGCATCCTCAACACCAAGTCCTTGAGCAACACCGTCTAGAATCTTCTGTTCGATGGTGGGAGCAGGATAGGACTGCTCAAAGGTCACAGGGAATCGCTCAAGGAAAGCTTCATTGAGCACATTAGTGCCGATAAAACGACCATCATCAGAACCTTTGCCTTTGGTATTAGCAGTGGCAATCACATTAAATCCAATAGTAGGTTTGACCCAGCGACCAATCTTCTTCAAGAAAACACCTTTACCTTCCAAGATAGACTGGAGACACAGAATCTTGTTAGAGGCAAGGTCAATCTCATCTAGCAACAGCACAGCACCACGCTCCAGTGCTTCAATCACAGGGCCATTGTGCCAGACAGTTTCCCCATTTACAAGACGAAAACCGCCAATCAAGTCATCCTCATCAGTTTCAATCGTGATGTTGACACGAATCAGTTCACGCTTCAGTTGAGCACACGCTTGTTCCACACTGAGCGTTTTACCATTACCCGAAAGACCCGTGATGAACGCAGGGTAAAAGATACGGGACTGAATAATCTTTTTAAGATCATTAAAGTTACCAAACTTGACGAAGGTATCATCTTTATCAGGAATGAGATTTTGTTCGATAGCAGGCAGAGCGGCAGGGGCTTGATATGCTTTCTCCATTTTACCAATGACGGTTGGAGTCACTTCCAGATTCCACTTACCACGACCGACTCTGAAAGGCTCAAGACGCTTGGTTACAGTAGGATAAGAAACATTTTTTGACGCACAATATCCACGAACATCTGCTGCAGTAAATTCTTTACCGAAAGTATTTCGAAGATCGGTGAGAATCTGATCGTCGTTCATTTTGGTGCGAGACATAATGGGGTTTTTAACTAAAGTCATTATAAAACGAAAAAGGGGTCACTAAGACCCTTAGTGGTCAGTTTGCCAACTGGTTCTTCAGTTTTTCAAGGTGTTCTCTACTTACAATTCTACCTTTATATCCAGGATAAAACCGCTTCACTATTGTAGGAATACCCATCGCAGTAATTGAACTATCGCAAATCACACAGACTTCTTGAGTCTCATAATTGACTACGTGCTCAAGTGGAAACTTTTGTTTCATGCTACTAAGGAAATAAATTCACCAAGAACTTTCTTATTTAGTTTTTTAGTCTTCAATGATTTGACAAAAGCAGATTTGATTTGCGCTTTAGAAGCATCATCAGCGACATCAAACTCAGCATCTTGAGAAAGGACACTCGAAGAAAGTCCAAAGTAGGCATCATAACCAGAGTTGGTAATAATAAAACTTTTCATTTTCTTCCAATCATTCTGAATCTTTTGATACTCTTTATCCATATCTTTATGGTAGAGATTAATGAAACGATTTGCATTACGACTTTCTAGAACACGAATGCCGATGAAATTTACAGAAGGGAATTTATCTTTGAGATTATGGAGAAGAGTATCAGTAAATTGATGATACCCATAATCAAATGTATATGTGGTTCCAAGTTTGCGATCACGAAGGAAAGTTTTGTGAGGACTTACACCAGAAACACCAATATAAGGTTCACTTTCCCAATTGCGCTTCACTTCTTTATGATAAGGAACAAAATTTGCTTCTCCATCAGTCAGAACAATACACTGAACCTTTTGAAGTTTGTTCTCGCGTTGAAATTGGGGAAGAATTTGGTGAAGTGAAATAAGTGCTTCATTTAGAGGAGTTCCAGAAAGAGACAGACGATTTGGATAGATATAAGGAGTACGATATGTATCTCCAAAATAAACAGCAAGACGCCAGATATTGAGCATTTGATGTTCTAGTTCTTTACCAGAAACTTTACTGGTAAGAATATTCATCAGAGCAAATGATTCATCAACTGCAAGCAATCCTTCCTTCTTTTCATAATGTCGTGTGCGATCTGCAGTCTTAAAAGTTCCAGTTGCATAATCATAATCACCTCGCCGCCATTCGTTTGTAAAGGCATAAACCTCAAAGGGAATGGAGACTTTCTTACAGAACCAAATCAAATTGAAGAGTTGCTTACAGGTATCAGCAAGAACCTGCGACATAGAACCACTCCAGTCCAGAACAAAGATTAGTCCGTGATTTTTACCATCAGGAATAACAGATACCTTTTTGAACAGGTCTTCATTATATTTGTAGGTGTGAAGTTTAGTGCAGTCAAGAACACCAGTGCGAGCAGTAGAAGCACGGGAATAAGCATCAGCTGCTTTGCGACACTCAAACTCTTTTACCAAATAGTTAACTTCTTTCTGAGCAGAGATTTTGAACTTCTTAAATTCAGTATCTGCACTCTCAAACAAACTAACTGGAGTGAGGTGCTTATAATTAGTTTTTACAGTTTCCTCATAAGACATTTGCTGTTGTTGGAAAGAAACATCAATGTGTTCGTGAACTTCTGAATTTTTACCGATGATAGTATCAAGATTGACTTTAGGAATTTCCACATAAACATTTTCAATTCCATCACTACTCACCAAATCGCGGATTTTATCTTCTAAATTTTCTGCAGTACGAACTTCAGGTTCTTCCTCATTCCCAGCAGACTTCATGGTGTTCTGGTCACCCTGAGAAGTTCCAGTTTCTTCAATCTGTTGAGGTTGAGAAGATTCACCTTCCTGTTCTTCTGCAGATTGTTCGGTCTCTACTTGCTCACTTGAGGTAGAAGTAGAACTTCCTTGTTGCAGATGAGAATCAAAATCAGCAACCTTTTGTTCTTGTTCTTTTTCTTTCTTACAATACTTATAGAGTGCTTCAGCAGTAATCAGAACATCTGCAAAAGTTTCAGTTTTAGCAATCAAGTTGATGATTTCAGTCTCTTCGCCACGTTTAATTGGAACATTAATGTAGTTTCCAACCTTGAACCACAGATTGGCGCGATCAGCCAAATTCATCTCATCAATCTTTTCATCTTCAAGTTTAAAGAAATCTTCATCATTGAGTTCCTTATAACCATTAAAGAATGTTTTTGCAAGTCCAAGATACTTACGCTTCATCAGTTTTTCAATACGAGCATCCTCTACTACATTTACAAACTGAGAAGGAATCTTAACTTTCTCTGTCCAGTCTTCATCAGGAGTAAACAGTGCATGTCCAACCTCATGTCCCACCAGAAGGTCATACACAGTATTGCTTGCCTTTTCCCACAGCGGCAGAGTCAGCACACGAGTATGAACGTTAAAGCAAGCAGTTGCTACTTTCTTGTGCTCCACCACCAAGTCCTCAGTGGCAAGCAGTTTAGCAAGTTGAGACTTGATTTCGTGACGGACAGACATGAATCTTTTTTCGTATGACACCATCATAAAACGAAAGGTCGCCTTTTGGACGACCCATGTGACGCTTTTTGAACTGGGCAAGTCGTGCTTTGGCTTGCCTCAGTGCTTGCGGTTTCAGTTTTCGTTTTTGTTCTTTCTTAGAATGATGTTGCCAGTTTGGTATGTTCATTTGAATAAAACCCACTGATTCTCGTAAAATAAAATATTTTGATTGAGTATAACAGACTCTGGTAGCATTTGATTTATTTGATTTAAAATTTTTATATTAAAATCATTACCAATAAAATTTGAAAATCTTAGCACATCATTTCTTACAGATTCCCAATTCCAATCATCTCCAAATAATATTCCACCAGGTTCTAAAATATTCCAACAAGTTTTTAATTCAAGAAGTGTTTCATCTGGTTCATGTGCAGAGTCAAGATAAATGTAATTGGGTAAAGAAGAAATTCTTTGTTGATCATATAATCTTTTTAAGAGTTTAACACCAACTAGTGTTGTGCAACTGATTGGAAGAATTTTATTTTCAAATCCAGACGACTTACAGTTTGCAATAAATCTATCAAAAATTGTTGGTTTTCCATTTTCAAGTTTTAAAAATCTCCAAGAATTTTTTTCCAAATCATTTTTTTCCCAATCCCACATATTTACGTCACCAGTGAAGGGATCGATGCAAATTATTTCAGAATCAAGATTCTTTTTGCAAAGTGTTTCTGTCATAATAATTGCAGATCCACCGCACATACTACCACACTCAACAATATAAGTAGGAATAATATGATTGAAAAGACAATCCAACAATTCTTTTTTAATATTTGTATGAGGATATCCCTTATCAATATTCCAAAAACTATATTGATTATATGGAGATATATTTGAATATAACGTACTTAATAATTCGTCAATTATCATGAAACCATTCGACTAAATCCTTTGACTTTCTCAAACTTTATGACGCTTTCAAATTTGTCCTCCATCCCAGTCTTATGAGAGATGACAAATATATTAGCATCTTTAATGACATAACGAATAATCTTTAAAAACTCCTCTGTGCCAAACCCATCAAGTGAAGAATCAAATACCTCATCCATAATCAAAAGATTGGTGTTGACTGAGTTTTTCATTCTCGCAACTTCTCTCCAAGTAAACAAAAGTGAGAGGTCGATTCTCATTTTTTCACCTTCACTAAAAGAAGCGTAGGAGAAGTCTTCGTGAATTGGAGACTGGACGGTTTCGTTAAATTCCTCATCAAGAGTGAAGTTAATATAGAAATCCATCATCTGAAGATAACGGTTAACTTGTTGATTTATCAGCGGTAGATACTTCTTAATGATTTTGGACTTTATTCCACCGTCTTTAAGCAAACTATACGTAAAATCGTAATAGTTAATAGAGTCTTTTTTAGAAGCGAGTTCGTCGTATGTAGTTTTTAAGTTTTTATTAAAGGATTCTAGCTTCTCATGTTCAGAATTTCGGTTTGCAAGGTTCTCGGTAATAGTTTGAACTTCAGATTCAAGATCTCTGATTTGTCTCTGACATCCAGCGATCTTAGTATTGTTTTGAGAAATGCCATGAGTGAGTTTCGTAATCTCCTTCGATAGTGCTGTGAATTGACGCTCTCGCTCCTCTTCCTCTTTAATTGCCTCCTCTAGTTCTTTATAACCAGATTGCAACTCCTTTGCTTTATTTTGAGCGTCCTTAATTCTATTTATTCTGAATGTCTCTTCGATTGATTGTGTGCAAGTAGGGCAAACTGTATTCTCTGCAAAAAATTTATGTTCTTGAGTAATCGTAGATACTCTCTGAGATATCTTACCTTTAAGATTTCCTAATTTACGAAGTTTATCTGCAGCACCGGTGACGATTTCTTGCTCTTTCGTGTATCTAAAAATGTCCTCCTCTAGCACAGCGTTTTCAGTCATATAAACACCAACTTCGGAATCCAACTTGGTAATCTTATCTTTATTAGCATTAATATTGGCATTACCACGATTCTCAAGTTCCTCAATAAACTCTTTTTGCATTTTAACTTTATCAAGAAAAGATTCTTTCTTGAGTTCTAAAACTTTAATATCTTCTTTTGATTGACGAATCTTTTCCTTGATTACCATATTCATTGAAGAAAAGATTTTGATATCAAGAAGATCTTCAATCACCTCACGACGATGAGCGGCAGAAAGTTGCATAAAAGGAACAAAAGTACTACTGCCTAAAATTACAATTTGAGTAAAAGACTTGTAATTCATTTTAAGGACATTTTGTTCCAACCACTTTTGTTGATCCAATGCAGCAGCAGATTGATCTAATGCAGCACCATTCCTCCAAATTTCAAATACTGCAGGTTTAATTCCCCTTACAACTTTCCACTCTATATTTCCAATAGAAAATTCAACTTCAACTCTACAATCTTTTTCGTTGACAGAATTGATGAGTTGAGGTTTATTAATTTTTCGAAATGGTTTTCCAAACAAAGAGAATGTCAGCGCATCAAGAACCGTGCTTTTGCCTGCTCCATTTGTACCTATAATTAAATTTGTTTTATTTCTAGTAAAATCAAGTTCAGTTTCGTGTTGTCCCGTAGAGAGAAAATTTTTCCAACGAATAGTTTTAAATAAAATCATGATCAGTATTTGGAGGAATTACAATGTCATCGGAGGTAATAATTGTATATTGATATCCATGCATTTCGCAAGTTTTTATCATTACATCATCTTCAATTTCAATAACATGCATTTCGGGAGATCCATCTTCTTCTAACATCATAGCATAGCGAACAGCATCATCTTCCTCTTGAAAGAAATATAAAATATTTTCTCCCTCTCCATCAATTACAGAGTATGCTCCTTCAGTTTCTTTACCATTAATTGTTAGAATAAACATTTAAACTAATTCACATGCTTCTTGATATACTTCTTGAATCATTTTTTGAATGATTGATTTGTCAAGAGCAATTTCTGCTTCTTCAATATATCTATTCAAGATAGAAATAGTGTCTTCACTTTCAAACGCTTCGAATTCTTGCGATTCCTGTATATCAAAATTTTCTATGATCTTAAGTTCAGCGACATTTGAAGTATACAACTTGTCAATAAACTTTTCAAATTTTTTAGTGTTTGTCTTTTTACGTACAACAACTTTTACAATTTTATTTTCATACTCACGAGTATCAAAAGTTTGATAATTTGTATCTTCATAATAAATGTTGTGAAACATTTTATAAGAATTATCAACCGGTGTATGTTCTAAAGTTTTTGTATCAAAAATAGTAAAACCTCTTGTATCATTTACGTCTGTCCAATAAATTTCATAAGGATTACCCAGATAAAACACAGTTCCATTACTAGAACGAGTATGGTAATGACCGGAAAATACTTTGGTAAAGTTTTTAAAAAGATTTGCTTCTAGTCCATGCTCCATTACAACTGAACGATTAACTCTAAAACCTTGCAATTCAAGGTGTCCCATAGCTACTTTACAAGTAGTCTTTTTAATCATTTTAAGAGTTTTTTCTTGATTATCCTGATTGATCCAGGGAATAAAAAGAATATTTAAGTTATCAACTTTAACTTCTGTTGGTTCTGAATATACGGTCACATTATCATACTCACGAAGTAGTAAATCCACAGCATTTACTTCGTTAGTATTTTTGTAATAGGCCGTATGATTTCCAACAATTGTATGAACTTGAATGCCCATATTTTTAAGGCGATCATAATAGTTATTTTTTGCCCACGAAAGAGCAGAAAAATCAATACCTTTACGGCTATCAAAAGTATCACCCATATCTACAACTGTAGTAATTCCTTCCTTCAATAAAGTAGGAAAAAATATATCGTTATAGAACTTCAAGAAATAATCATGAAAGAGTTTAGAGTTCTTTCTTGCTCCGAAGTGTTGATCAGTGATAATAGCGACTTTCATTCAATAGCGAAGTTTGGAATGGACACCATCTTTGATGCTATTATAGTCGGAGTAGTTCCCGCCGTCAATAGTATTATCGTCAGTGAATACCTCAGAATATCCTGAACGTTCTAGAATTTTGTTCTTTATTTCTAGTTGACGCTTCTCTCTTTGAATACGACGTAGGAATGCGTAGTGAATGATTTGGGTGAAATATGCGAAAGGATTCTGGGACTTCTCTGGATTAAAGTTATGAATATACTGGACGCAGTTTTCAATTCCATCAGAAATCATGTCCTCCTTGAACATATAGTTCACGAAGTTTGGTTTGAAGGAAAGATGATTTGCAATCTTCAGGAAACACTCTCCAATGTAGCGAGGAATGGGAGGTTTTGGTTTCCCTTGGATCTGTGCAATCTCTTTGTCTTCACGGTACTTAATCAGTGCTGCAAGAAACTCTTTGTTATTGACGTAATGCTCTGACCTCTTTCTCTTGATCATGACTGCTGTACTTATCATTAGTTTTTATCATTATTATGTAGAAATTATAACACTTTCAGATATAGTTGACAAGATATCTAAAAGTTGATACAATAACCTTTGTCGAGGTTGAAAAGTCAAATTTAGCTATTTTTATAGAGCTTCTCTAAGAGCTCTTTGGCATCATTAACATTAGCAATGTATCCCATTCTACGATTTAATTTTGGTTGATTGTTTTTTTCTTTATTAGACTGACGAATATAAGACTGATACATCATAATCATTTCAATGTCAGAAGATTCTGAAAGTGTAAGAACATCTTCAAGATTAATGATAAACATATCTTCTGTTGTTGTTTTCAACCAAGGTTCTAATTTATATCCAACGATTCCCATTCTACCTTTAATTTCGTTAATTGTGATTGGGTTGGAAACAATCAATAAAGTTCTATCATCTTCTTCCGAAGCTGCTACCTTGGCGAATATTTCTTCACCACTTTTTAGTTTAACCGTTGCATAAAAATCTTCTTCAATTCCCATTTTTCTTTAGTTGTATAGTGATTATTTCATAATTGAAGTTCTCTTCATTATAGATTTTAATTCTTTCAATGAGGTGATTTAGAGTATAATTTTTTCTTGAGTTGTATGTGCAATCATCGGCAATATCATAAAGTGTTGCTTTTACTTTGTCTTTTCCTTTTCTAAGAACTCGTCCAATGCTTTGAAGATTACGGATTCTGGATTTGCTAGGTGAGGCGAAGATAACATTATGGAGGTTTTTAATGTTGATACCAGTAGAAAAAGTTCCATAAGAAGCAACGATAATAGCGTTGTTTTCTCTCTCTGTGATTTCACGAACTAATTCTCTTTCTTCAGCATCAACTCCACCGTGAACAAAGAATACTTTACGTTCATCTCGCTTTTGACTATTTATCTTTTCGTATAAGACTGCTCCGTGTGCTTCTACTCTACTGAATAAAACAAGAGTGTTACCTTTCAAATCAAGAGTAAGATTCGTGATAAATTTATTTCTTTGTTCATGTGAGATGAGATATTGTATTTCGTCTTCATAAGTTTCAAACTTCTGTGGTGGATGTTTTAATACAACACACTGAATATCAAGTTGAGAGAGATGCCCTTGTCTCATTAATTCATCAGTTCTTGTAACCTTATATGATGGACCGAACAATCCCTCAAGAACCCATTTATGAGTTTGTGTTCCATCTAGAGTTCCAGTAAATCCAAAACGATACTTAGCATGATGAAGTTTCGTCATAATCTCTACCAAAGATTTAGACTTGAATAAATGTGCTTCATCACCTATAATAACACCATAGTCTTCAAAAAATGAACGTTCTAGTTTATAGACTGACTGCCAAGTTGTAATTGTAACTGGAAACTCATTTGTTTTTTCTTTACCAGAGTAGATACGATGACAATATGACTCAGCATCCCAACCATAATCTTGGAAGTCCTTATACA